CAGTCGGTAGCCGGGAAATCCGACAGAAACGGGTAAAGCGCAAGAAAGTGCGCAAGTACATTATGTCTGGTGGCCGAGTGCTGGAGGACGCTGGTTACATTGCCGGCAAGTGCATCCCGATCATTGCGGTGTTTGGCAAGCGCTGGTTTGTCGACAACATCGAGCGGTGTATGGGCCATGTTCGCCTGGCTAAAGATGCGCAACGCCTCAAGAACATGCAGCTGTCAAAGCTGGGTGAGATCAGCGCACTGTCCAGCATTGAGAAGCCAATTCTGACGCCAGAGCAGGTTGCCGGCCATCAAATGATGTGGGCTGAAGACAACCTTAAGGATTACCCTTACCTGCTGGTCAATCCGATCACAGGGCCGAATGGTGAGCAAACCATCAGTGGACCGGTAGCGTACACGCGCAGCGCAGCAATCCCCCCGGCAATGGCCGCACTGCTGCAAATCACTGAAACCGATATGCAGGAAATCCTTGGCAATCCGCAAGGTGCTGACAAGATGGTCAGCGGAATAAGCGGTAAAGCGGTTGAGATGATTCAGGCACGAGTGGATATGCAGACGTTTATCTACCTGTCAAACTTTGCCAAGGGAATGAAGCGCTGCGGTGAGGTTTGGTTGTCAATGGCCAGGGACATTTACACTGAGAACAAGCGCAAGATGAAAACGCTTACCGCCAGCGGTGAGACAGATTCGGTCGAACTGATGCAGCCAACGATTGACCAAGAGACTGGCGCAATGGTGCTTGCCAATGACTTGAGCAGCGCAACCTTTGATGTGAACGTAGATGTTGGCCCATCTAGCAGCAGCAAGAAGGCGGCTACGGTTCGCGCATTGACCGGAATGATGCAGATCACGCAAGACCCAGAAACACTCCAGGTGCTTGGCGGAATGGCAATGATGAACATGGAAGGCGAAGGCATCAGTGATGCGAACGCTTACTATCGCAAGAAACTCCTGCGAATGGGTGTGATCAAGCCGACCGACAAAGAAGCCGAGGAAATGATGGCCGAAATGCAAGGCCAGCCGCAAGACCCGAACACGATGTATCTGCAAGCTGCGGCAGAGGAAGCAAGCGCCAAAGCAGCCAAAGCCAGGGCAGACACGGTAGAGACAATTGCCAGCGCAGAGCTGAAAAACGCTCAGACAATGCAGACCTTTGCCAAGATCAGCGAAATGGACGGTGGCGAACAGCCGGCGCAGCAACAACCGCAGCAACAATCGCAGCAGATGCAGATGCCGGACGAGAAAACGATGCTGGAGATCGAGGCCATGCGTCTGGAGAACCAGCTAAAGCGGAATCGGGTTGAGGCCACCGACACGCAGATCGAGCAACTACGCGCAGAGCGAACGACCAATGACAGCATGGTGATGGCCAGCGAAATGATGCAGGCGGCAGTCACAGGCATTGCTGAGGCGGTGGATAAAATCGGTGGTGCAATGGAGCAGCTGGCAACCAGCAACACCCAGAATGCCGCGCAAGCCACCCAGAATGTTGAGAAAGCAATTCAGTCAATCAACAAACCAAAACGAGTCGTGCGCGAAAAAGGCCGCATCACCCGCATTGAGACGGAGGAATAAATGGCTAACAATGTAGGCTACACGCCAGGCGAAGGCGCACTGGTTGCTGCTGACGAGATTGCAGGCGTCTTACACCAGCGAATTAAAATCGGCGTGGGTGTTAATGGCGTAGCGGTTGACGTATCAAGCGTAAACCCGATGCCGGTTGACATAGGCATTGACGCGCTCAACCCGCTGCCGGTGACTTTGCCCGACGTTACGGCGCTCAATCCATTGCCAGTAACAATGCCTGATGTGACGGCATTGAATCCGCTGTTCGTTACGCTGCCAGACGTCACAGCATTAAATCCTTTATCAGTCACATTGCCAGATGTAACGCTGACAAACCCATTGCCGATCATTGACGCTACCAGTGCGGAAGCACAGCAAGACATGATTCTGCTGCTGACGAGAATGCTGAACTACCTAAACGCTCCGCAGGGTTACGACAAGTCGTTGCAGCGCTCTAGGCAGACGGCAATTATTGAGTCTGGCACGGTTACCACAGTTGGCACGGTCAGCAACGTAGCTAACCAGACGCTAATGGGCGGTATTCAGGCGCAGATATTGGTCAACGGCGGCAACATGGCAGCATGGCAAGCAGCAGTTCGCAATCGAATTACTTGAAAGATAAACATGGCAAATACGTTCAAAAAAGTCATTGATAGGCTGATGTGGGCGCAAGTCGCCCCGGCACCAAACGCCAGCGCTGCGGCCACCTCGCTTACATCTGATCTGCGCTCTGGGGTATCGCGCAATCCGTTTGTCTACAACTTGGTCAGTGCCACGGTGCTGAACAGATACAACATCGTTACAAAGGCTTGGAACTTTGTTCAATCCCCAGCATTGACCGGCACCTTTGGCGCTGGCTCGGCAATGGCTTTTGCCCCGTCGCTTGGACTGGTTGGCACTATTGCTGCTGGTGCGACGACAAGCTCTGTTACTCTGTCTACAGCCCTGCCAACAGCGGTTGGCCTCAATATGTTGGCAAACCGTGGCGGTTCGGGTGAGTATGGTTTCAAGTTGCGAATTACTGATACGACAGCAGGCAAAACCGAAGAACGCTACATCATTGGCAACAGCGCCAGCGCAACACCAGCCATTCAAGTGCTGTCGCCATTTAGCTTTACCCCTTCAACTGGTGCGCGGTACGAAATTATTGCCGGTCGTGTTTTCATGCTGTCTGCTGGCACTATGGCATCCAATGCTTGGCGTTCGCTGGAGGTAGCATCTAATACGCTGTCTACCGGTTTGAGTATTACCGGGTTGCCTGCTACGGTCGGTACGGACAGTTCAATCATGGTGCTGGATGAGCAATACGTACCGTATGACTGCACACCCGGTGAAGGTATGATCAAAGGCGCGTTTGTCTACGATACTGGCTTGGAAACCCGTTCTGCCCTGACGGCTACAGCCTCTGGCGCAAGCACACTGACCGGCCAAGCTACCAATGGTGATTCCGTAGTGGCAGCCAATGAGTTCCGAAATTTCCAGATTCGGATTGTGCAGGACACAGTAACTCCAGCAGCAGTTGGTCAGCGCCGGGTCATTGCCAGCCACACAGCAGGCCCAAGCCCTGTGTACACCACCGGTACGGCATGGACAACTCAGCCATCGTCATCCGCCAAGTACGTCATTGAACTGCCAAACCTAATGCTGGTGCGGTCAACTGCAACGACCACGGTTTACACCTACAACTACGGCGACGCCACCATCAACAACGGCACCAACAACATCTTGACCAACGCGTGGTCAACCACCTATTTTGGTGCTGCTACAGTGGCTAATGCGTCTGGTGGTATGTGGGCACCATCGTTTGGTATTCGTCCTGATGCTGGGCGCAATGCTAGGAACTCGTTCTGCTACTTTTTCCGGGGTGGTGTTACTACTTTGGATGTACTAGATATTGCTGGTTCAATCACTGGCACATGGACTGCCAACGTCACTTATGACGGTGCAGTGGCTTTGACCGTTGGAACAAGCGGGTGTTTAGCACCATTTGAAAACGAGGGCAGAATGTTCTACATGAACATTTACGTTGCCTCAGCAGTCAATCAAATGTACCGATTCGACGTACAAAACCGGGTGTTGAGTCCATTTACTCCGACCGACTTTTTGCAGTCAGGCACGGCGGCACTTGGTCAACGGATGGCTGCGTACTGCGCAAATGACGGCACGGACACTTACGATGTAATTCTGCTGCAATCGCACTTGTCTACTGTCGCTCAAGAAATGGTGGTATTGGTATGAAGATGCAAGAACTGGTCACCCTGATGGCCAATAAACTGGCCTATCTAAACAACGCCAAATCAACCGCTATGGTGTCAGGAGACCTTGAGGCCGTACTGAGACTTGAAGGAGAGATCAGCGAGACCCAAGCCACCATAGCTTCCTTGCAAACCCTGATGTAACGTGTTTCTAACGCTTCTCCAGTCACGTAGCGCACCACCACCACCACCGCCAACGCCGGTTATTGATGGTGGAGGTTCATCTGCCAAGCGCGGCAGAAAGGGATGGGGGCGAGAGCGTGCGATATATGAAGCCAGTTTGCTCAAAGAACTGGACAGCAAAACATCAAGCATCGCGGAACTGGAGCAGATCAGGCAGGCACTAGCAAAGCACACCGAATCTCAACGCCTAGCACGCAAGCTGGTGAACTACGATGGCGATCTTGAAGAATTGGCCGGCCTGCAAAAAGAGCTGGCGAAACTGCAAGTTACCTACAAAAACA